CTCCGACACGTGGCTGGGTATCAGTAACTAACCCTCAAGCGGCTACCGTTGGCGTTGCTGCCGAAACAAATGCTGAATTGCGTGTCCGGCAATCACAGAGCGTTGCTTTACCGTCTCTGACGCCGTTTGAGGCGGTAGATGGTGCGATAGCAAATATCAGCGGCGTAACCCGTCACAAGCTGTATGAGAACGATACAGATAACACTGATTCAAATGGCCTGCCGCCGCACTCAATCGCCGCCATTGTTGAAGGTGGTGATGCGACGGTCATTGCAAACAGCATTCGTGGTGTGAAAGGGCAGGGCGTAACACCCTACGGTAGTACGGTGATTGTTGTGCCTGATAAGTACGGAAACCCTCACCCGGTAGGTTTTTCAAGGCCGGTCGATGTGCCCATTTACGTGAAAATCACTATCGAGCCCCTTACGGGTTACACATCCCAGGTTGGCGAAGAGATAAAGGCGGCTATATCTTCCTACATTAACTCTCTGGCAATCGGCGCCAGCGTTCTTCTCAGTCGCGTTTACTCACCGGCTAACCTGGGCGTCGTTAGTGGAGGCAATGCCCGGTATTACGACATTACCGAATTGCTGATTGGGACATCTTCGGCAGGAGTGGCTGCGACCAATATCGTAATAGCTTTCGATCACTCCGCATCCTGCAGGGTTGCGGACATTAATCTGGAAGTGTCTGTATGAGTAAATACACTGACAGGATAACGAACTATCACGCAGGGAAACCTAAGTTTTTTGCACACATTGACCTCTCAACGCGACCGTTAATCGACGTTTCAGCCGCAATGACAGGCATGATTCAGGATTTCGAAATTGATACCGCCATCGGCCAGCAGCTGGATATTCTGGGTGAATGGATAGGCCGCAAGCGCAGGGTCAGGACGCCTATCTCTGGCGTGTATTTCTCGTGGGATACAGAGAAACTTGGCTGGGACCAGGGCGTCTGGCAGGGACCTTTCGATCCTGATGATGGGTTTCTTGACCTGAGTGACGAAGTTTATCGACTGGTGCTAAAAGTCAAAATTGCTATAAATAACTGGAACGGGCAGAACGACACATTGCCTGAGATTCTCGACAATGCCCTGAAAGGATCGGGTATTCGTATGGCAATTGTCGATAATCAGGATATGTCCATTTCTATATGGATACTTCCTGACCCTACGGTTGTTATCAGTGAAATTGACAGGATGATTCTCGATAGTGCAGTTAATAAGGGGCCATTCATCGCATTACCTCCCGGTTACGTTCCATCTCGTTATGACCTGAATCCCATCGATCAGGTTAATGCTGAATTATGGTGGGCTATACAAAACGGATATATGACTGTTAAAGCTGCGGGTGTAAAGGTGAGGGAAATACAGATGCCGTCAAATGGTGGCTATTCTTTTTTTGGTTTTGATGTGGATAACGAATATATATCCGGATTTGACTCTGGTAACTGGGGAGAAGATTTATAATGCCTACCAATGATTTTAAAGCTTTTGCAACTGGAAACAGCGCAAACGTAATTTCTCAGGCTGATTATTTAGCCCTTGCTGCGTTAGTAAGCGGATTTTCATCTGGTAAAGCTTCTTCCGCGCAGGTGAATAAAGCTCTCAGGCAGGCCACTGTAATGGCTAATGTACTTGCTCAGTTTATCGCGGATTCAGCAAATGTAGATGTGCTAGATGACGGTAATACAGCAGCAATTCTTTCTAACCTTAAAAATAGTATGCCTGGCCGCCTTTTGGGTGTGCAAGTTGTCACCAGTAGCGCGCTGATTACTAAATCAGCCGGTGCAAAAAAATGGCGCATCAGAGCTCTGGGTGCGGGGGCTGGAAGTTCTGCTGCTCCGGCTACCGCCGCTGGGCAGGTTTCGATAAGTAATGGCGGCGGAGCTGGCGCATATGCTGAGGGCATCTACGATGTATCAGCATTATCATCGGCCACGGTGACGATTGGTAGCGGCGGCGTGGGGGGTACAGCAATTTCACCATACGGAGGGGATGGCGGGACCACATCTGTAGGTACTCTTATCTCAGCACCTGGCGGCAAGGCGGGATTGCCAGCAGGACCGGCTATCCCTCCATTCCAGCCCGTGGCAAATACAAACTCAAATGGCCCGACAGGGTGGAATATTATAGGTACTTCTGGATCTGGTTCTGAGGCAGCTGTAGCTGTATCCACCAGTTACGCTGCCGGATCTCGAGGTGCAAATAGCCAGTTAGGGGTTGGTGGTTCTATCCCGGCGATTAATACGCCTGCAAATACTGGTGGCGGTTATGGTTCTGGTGCATCTGGCTGTTCTAATGGCGTATCGCAATCTTTGAAACCTGGAGCATCAGGTCGTGATGGGATTGTTATTATTGAGGAGTATGCATAATGGATAATAATGCATGGGCAGTTATTGATAGTGCTGGAATTGTCGTAAATATTATTGTCTGGGATGGGGCTGAGGAATGGATGCCGCCAGAGGGGATGACCGTAATAAAATGTGGTGATAAGCCATTTAGCATAGGAGGCTCATATAAAAATGGCATTTTCACGCCTCCAGCATTAAGTCAATAATTTATTATACTCCACCTTTGGTGAAACTATGACTCAATATAATACGGGTTACCCTGTCCCATCTCCAGCTATGCCGGATGTGTGGGATAATAATGAAACGATAGATAGTTTTGTAAATTCACCTGAGATCAGCGTCACCACCAGAACTGGAATAGTTCGTGACACCATGTTCGGAATGCAAAAAAAAGCAGACGAACAACGAATCGCCGCTTCGGTAGCATTGGCCGAACAAATGGATTCGCAGGAGTCGGCATTTAATGCGGCTCAAACTGACAAAGAGGATCGTTTCCAGGGATTTCTTAACAGTTCTGGTTATGTCTTTCTTGGTAACTATGAAAACGGTCCATTTCAGTTCAGCGCCCGCAATCAGTACATTCGCTACGATAATCAGTATTACCGCCTGAATGCTGCTACTGACGTCGGCTTTACGACCACCGGAACCGATGCAACCAGCTTTGCTAACGACGTTACTCACTTCGTTCTGATGGATGGTGACACGCTTCGCCAAAATCTGGGTTCAAGCGAAGGGCTTGGACTGGTGGGCCAGTGTTCCAGCCTGGCGGACTTAAGAGGGGTCGAGTTCTTATCTACCGGACAGCAAATCTTCCTTCGTGAACACACCGCAGGTCAGGGAATGGGAGGCGGTATCTGGTACTGCCATTCAATGATCAATGATGATAATTACGTGGACGATAACGGCTGCCAGATTATTAATAATCACGGGCAGGCGTTACGCCGTAAAGATTTACGGCTTATCTGTTCTGATATGTTCGGTCTGATGCATGGTGGCGATTATATTGAATGCCTGAGAAATATGTTTCGCGCATCCCGCACATTTTGTATTGAGGATGTGCTGGTTGCAAAATTACCCGCCGGAAAATATTACATTGCTGACACCCTCTCTGACGGCAGTAACGGATTTGTGGCTGATGTCTCCGATGGAATGAATTTTACCGTCAGGGGGCTGGGTGTCGGACATAACGGGCCGATGATTTATCATAAAGGGAATGGTGTTCTGATGCGTATTAAGCGCAATCATGCCAGCTCAAAGGATTTTTGGGTGGCGTGCGGATTTGAATGCCTTCGGGTAACCGGAAGAAATGACACTCTTACCGGAAATAACATTTATACCGGGGCAACAGCATTCCAGGCATCAGATATGTGGGGGTCTTTATTTAAAGATTTATTTATCGGTGGTTACGATAATAATACAAATGGTAGTGCACTTTCGCTTTATAACGATACCGCCTGGACTGAAAAAGCCAGGTTTGACAACGTTATGATACGCGGCTCTGTCGTGGGGTTACGTCTGCATCGTAATACCTCAGAAGGGGCGGCGGCGACAGACTCGTTTTTTGCAGTGACAGGCGAAATTGATATGAATGCCGGGGTGCCGAATCCCTGTTCTTATATTCGCATTGGCGACGGCACCGAGAAAGGTCGGTGCTCAATGTACAGCGCCGTGCTGACTATCAGGGGCTGGATGAGTCGGTCATCCTGGCATACCGGCGTTGATATCATGGATTACGGGGTTGTCACCGGTAAGATGACCTTTATCTGGGACGGGTACGGAATGGCGTCAGAGGCCACTACCGAAGTTTTACATATTATCCGTGCCCGGGGGCCGAATGCGCGATTTGACTGCGAAGTCACGAACCTTTCGGGTCAGCTGTTGCAGGCAAAAATCCACCTCCTGCAACTGGTCTGGAACTCCTGCATTTACACGCAGGAGACCACCGCTAATGATGCCTCTCTGAAAAGAGCCTATCCAGTTATCCGCGCCAAAGGGATGCGGTTAAATTTCGAAGGCTCATTTACCGCAGCAGAGCGTATCTCAGGTAAAACC